GAAATACTGAACAAGGAAAATTAGCAGAGTTTAACGAAAATCTTCAACAAGTATTTAAAAAATTAGCAGACAAGAAAGAAGAGGTCATGTATCATGACTTCGCATATTCTCTGTTAAAAGATGATGGAGTAAAGACAAAAATTATCAAGAGGTATCTTCCTCTTATTAATCAGCAGGTAAATCGTTATCTGCAGATGATGGATTTCTATATCAATTTTAAATTGGATGAGGAGTTCAATGAAACTATTGAATCTCCAATTCATGAGAGGTTTTCTTATGCTTCTTTCTCTGAGGGTGAGAAGATGAGAATTGACCTAGCACTTTTATTCACATGGAGAGAAGTTGCTAGAGCTAAGAATTCTGTTAATACTAATCTATTAATTATGGATGAGGTGTTTGATAGTTCTCTTGATGGATTTGGAACTGATGAGTTCCTTAAGATTATTCGTTTTGTAATTAAGGATGCGAATGTGTTTGTTATATCTCATAAAGCAGATCTTCATGATAAATTTAATAGTGTGATTAAATTTGAAAAAATTAAGGGATTTTCTAGGATAGCATCATAATAAATAAAAATACTTGAGGATACTTATGGCATATCACATTACAAAAACTAGCGTACTGGGTTCAGCTACTATGTACTATGCTGGTGATAATAGATGGACACAAGCAAAAGATGATAGAAAGGTGTTCAAACTTAAAAAGGATGCTACTGCTGAACCATTTATATGGGGTAAAGGTTGGGATTGTAAGGCTGTAAAAGAATGACTGATGGTGTAGCAAACAGACCAGTTGACATGTCTGATGATTTCAGGGATAATGGTTGGGAGCATTGTAAGTATCTTATAACTGATCCTAGAGCCGATAGATTCTTAAAAAAGAACGATGAACACTCCAAACTGGCAACACCACTCCAAGAAGGAGAGGAAACGAAAACTTAAACCGCAAGCTCTACGTGCTGCTAAAGAAAGGCGTAGACAGTTGATAAACCGTCTACAGACCGCCCATAAGAGGCGGTTTTTTAGTATAATAGGTGTATCAAATAAACAGATCCATGACAGTAAAGCACGAAATCAAATCACAGCTTGCTAAACTACTTGCTACTGAGGATCTAGTAGTAGAGCATAAAAAAGTTGAGACTGCTCAATTTAATGTACAGACAAGGGTTCTAACACTTCCTATGTGGGAGAAGGCAAGTAATAATGTTCTTGACTCTCTTGTTTGTCATGAAGTTGGACATGCACTTTATACACCTGATTATGATTGGTCTAAGGATCGTAAGATAGGATTTGACTTTGTTAATATCGTAGAAGATGCCAGAATTGAAAAGTTAATGAAGCGTAGGTATGCTGGTATAGCTAAAACTTTTTATAATGGATACCTAGAATTACATGATAATGATTTCTTTGAAGTAGAAGGAAAGGATATCTCAGAGTTTAATCTTGCTGATAAAATTAATTTAAATATCAAGATTGGTAATTATGTGGATATTGATTTTACATTAGAAGAGCAAATATTTGTTGAGAGAGTAAACAGATGTGAGACTTTTGAAGAGGTTCTAGATGTTGCTGAAGATCTTTACAAATATTGTAAAGGTGAGATGGAAGAAGATATAAAGGAACAGATAGCAGATGCAGAGGAAGAAGAGCAAGATGGTATAGATGTGGAAGGATCTGGTCGCCCAGAATTGGGTGAAGATGGTACTGAATATGATGAAGATGGTGAAGGTGAAGAGGGTGATCAAGTTAATATGGATTATCAGAAAACTCAACCTGATCAATTAACCATTGAAGAATTACATCAACAACTTGAACATGCTGAGCCAAAAGTAGAGACTGCTGATTCACTTGCTAAGGGTATTGAAAGTTTAATTGAACAGGGTGGTGTTGAGAATTTCTATATCGAAATACCAAAGATTAATTTGGATAAGGTTATAATTTCCAATAAAGCAATTCATAAAATATGTGCTGAAAATTGGGAAGGTTATATGGATAGAAAACCATTTAGATATGATGTAACTGAAGAAGAATTGGAAAATATGACAGTATTCTCTGAGGTTGATCTTGAATATAAAAAGTTTAAGAAGTCAGCACAGAAAGAAGTAAATTACTTGGTTAAAGAATTTGAATGTAAGAAAGCTGCTGATTCTTATGCTCGTTCCACAGTATCAAGAACAGGTATTCTCAATACATCTAAACTTCATACCTACAAGTATAATGAAGATCTTTTTAAGAAGATAAATGTAGTTCCTGATGGAAAGAATCATGGATTGGTATTCATTCTTGATTGGTCTGGATCAATGGCAGATGTAATGGAAGATACTATTAAGCAACTTTATAATTTGATATGGTTTTGTAGAAAGGTTTCTATACCATTTGATGTGTATGCATTCACACAGTGTTTTCCAAATCATGATGAGAATGGTGTTCCAAATTGCCAATCATCTTATGAACCAAGATCAGGATTAGCAGCAATAACAGAAAGTTTTTCTTTGATGAATTTATTTACCAGTAGTGTAAATGGAAAGGAATTGGAAGAGCAAATGATTAATATCTTTAGATGTGCTAAGACATTTGGTAGAAATCACTGGACTCAGTATGCTGTTCCAATTGGAATGAATCTCTCAGGAACACCTTTAAATGAAACACTTGTATGTCTTCATCAAATTCTTCCTAAGTTTAAGAATGATCATCAATTACAAAAGGTTCAATGTGTAATCCTTACAGATGGTGAAGCACATCCAATACGTTATCATAGAGAAGTACAAAGGCATTGGGAAGATGAACCATTTCTAGGAACAAATTATGTTGGGTATAATACTTTCTTGAGAGATAGAAAGACTGGTAATACCTATAAGTTTGGTGAGCATTGGTCTACTATTAGTTCCACTTTAATTAATAATCTAAGACATAATTTTCCTGATATGAATTTTGTTGGTATTCGTTTACTTGCTAATAGAGATGCTAGTTACTTTATCCGTCAGTATTGTGGATATGGTGGTAAGGATTTTGAGAGAGCAACAAAATCTTGGAAGAAGACTAAAACATTTAGTATAAAATCTTCTGGATATGATAGTTACTTTGGAATGTCTGCTAATGCTTTATCAACTGATGATGAGTTTGAAGTTGATACTGGTGCTACAAAAACACAAATTAAAAGAGCATTCTTTAAGAGTTTGAAGAGTAAAAAAATGAATAAAAAGATTCTTGGGGAATTTATTGAGTTGGTAGTATAAATAAAAATACCTTAATTATAATATAATGCCAAGACTAACTCCTAAAGAGGCACAAGGTTTGATGAATGCGTATGCTGCTGTGTATGCTAAAAAAGAGGAACCAACTGAAGAACCTAAAGTAGAGGACACTCCTCCTGCTGAAGAATCTCCAGAAAATAAATAACTAGAAAGAATTGAGTATAGAAGAATGAGTAAGTTTTCTGAGGCAGCTGGGTTGCCTACAACATCACATGATACTGGAGTTGCTGGAACAACTGCTCCTCCTGTCCCTCCTGCACCACCAGAACCAATCGTAGTTGAAGAAATTCCTCCTACACCTCCTGTGTATGAGAATCCTTTAGACGATATGCCTGTTGCTACTACAGAGGTTCCATCGGTGGATCCAGAAATACCTACTAATTTAAAGTGGCTTTCAAAAATTAAGTTGGAAGAGATAGGTAGAAGTGTTGGTATTGAGTTGGATAGAAGATTATCTCAACCAAAACTAGTAGAACAGTTAGAACAATATCTTGCTGATCGTGGTGTATAAGACCAATTAACAAACTGGTACACAAGGGGTCGTAAGACCCCTTTTTTGCTTTATAATAGGTTCAACTAAATAAAGCACTATTATCATGGCATTTGAACTTAAAATGACCGAACAACAGGCAATTGATGGATTAAGAAGTACATATGGTGTAGAATTTACTGCTGCTGATCTCAAAGCATTTTGTGCTATGAATGATATTGGTTATGCAACAGTTTCTAAAAAGATACAGCAGTATAAAGTATCTAAAGGTAGATGGAATCTAGAAGTTACCACTAAAGCAGTTGAAGAGATTGAGAAAGCATATTCTGCTCCTGCTGTTACTTCTCGTGTAGATCAAGACCTTGTACCAGTAAAGGACAATACATTTGTTAAGTTTGGTCCTTTTAATGATATCAAAAAAGTAATACAATCAAAGCAATTCTATCCTACATTCATTACTGGACTATCAGGTAATGGTAAAACCTTTGGTGTAGAGCAAGCATGTGCTCAACTTGGTAGAGAACTTATTCGTGTAAACATTACTATTGAAACTGATGAGGATGATCTTATTGGCGGTTTCCGTCTTGTTAATGGCGAAACCGTATGGCACAATGGCCCAGTCATTGAAGCACTCGAACGAGGTGCTATACTGCTCCTTGACGAGATCGACCTTGCCTCTAATAAGATTCTCTGCCTCCAGCCAATTCTTGAAGGAAATGGAATCTTTCTTAAAAAAATCGGGAGATTTGTCAATCCAAGAGCAGGATTCAACGTTGTCGCAACCGCAAATACTAAGGGCAAAGGTTCAGATGATGGACGATTCATTGGAACTAATGTGCTCAACGAAGCCTTTTTGGAAAGATTCCCTGTAACCTTTGAGCAAGAGTATCCTCCTGTATCAGTAGAGAAAAAGATTCTTGGTGGTGTTGCCACACAGAATGGTGTTACTGATGTTCAGTTTTTAGAGAAACTTGTAGATTGGGGTGACATTATCCGCAAAACATTCTATGATGGTGGTATTGATGAGATCATTAGTACTCGTAGATTAGTTCACATTGTTCGTGCTTACAGTATCTTTAATGATAAGGCAAAGGCAATTCAAGTATGTGTGAACAGATTTGATGATGAGACTAAGCAAGCATTCCTTGAATTATATGATAAGGTAGATGCTGATTTCCAATTACCAACTGAAGAGTAATGAAATTTTATCAACCATTCAGTCCTGTGATTTATAAGGGTGAAATGTCGAAAGACTTTCACTCTTATGTCTTTGATAATATTCATAGAATTTTGGATAATAAAAAGAATGCTTCTAGAAATTTAGCAGGTAATATTGAAAATCAATGGCAATCTAGAATTATTGATTATCAAAGATATAAGGATTTTTTAAAACCTCATATTATAGAATATATTAATCATATTATTGATCTTGAATTTGAGTATAGTAAATTAGATAGTGATAAAACTGAAATATTATTTAATCCTGATGAAAATATTATAAGAACAAAATGTACTGAAAATAATATTAATTACAATATAGGTTTTGATGGTTGGGAAGGTCCTTGGTTAAACATACAAGTTTCTAATGAATTTAATCCCTTACATTCTCATGGAGGTATTATAAGTGGAATATTATTTCTACAAATACCAAAAGAGATTGAAGAAGAACGTCAGGAATATAAGGGTAAATATACATCACTGCATGGATGTTTAAAATTTGTTAGAAATAATGATATGATTTTTATCAAACCAAAAGATATGGGTATATTATTATTTCCTTCAAGACTTCAGCATATGGTATATCCTTTTAAATCTGATGTAGAAAGAATAACTATGAGTTTTAATGTGGATAATATTTTAATAGATGATAAATTTTGGAATATTCCATCACAATTTACTTGACTAAAACCTTTTACTTTGATATAATACAATTATGAATGCTTGGGCTTTACTTTACGATGAACTTTATGGAGATGATAAGATGACTGATAATAGAGTCACACCACAGGAGAGTGATGAATATGATCCAAAACCAAAATCAGATAAAGAAGATACTGATTGGAATGATCCTATAATAGGAGCACCATCTGATACATTTACGATGAGTGATATTAATATAGGAATATCTACAGATAGTATTGGTAGTGGATGGTCTGATACCGTCAATTACGATACAATTACTATTGATACTTCAAACTTTGATTATTCAGTAAATTTAGATCAAGATTATATGGTAGATACTTGGCCACATGCTACAGAAGTGCTTCATACTCAATCATCACCTACACCTGGAATAGAAAAGGATTGTCCCAGAAAATACAAAGAAGATGAATCTATCAAGGCTCTTCAGGATTATATCTCCACAACATATGGTGGACACTATACTTCCAAAGAAAACAACGTCCAGACACTTGATCTTATCGAGTCGGTTGGCGATGCGGAATCTTTCTGTCGTTCTAATGCAATCAAGTATTTGAGTCGCTATGATAAGAAAGGTCAAGC